GGTATTGTTTGTTCCATTACATTTTTGATAAGCTCTGGTTCGTGGTCCGTGATCGAAAAACAAAGCTCATCGTGTATTTGTATGTGTGGTATTATACCTTTCTGATGTAAGTCCACCATGGCTTTCTTTGTCATATCTGCTGCTGATCCCTGTATTAATCTATTCAAAGCCTTGTAAGTAAATGCTGGTGTGTAGTGTCTCTCAAAATAATCCATGTAATTTGGATCTATCTTGTTTTCTTTGTATTTATCTAACATCTCAGCTTTAAATGCTTCTCGTGCTTGTTGTTCTGTGTACAACGGCACCTCATTAAATCTGTTAGTCTCAGGATTCCATTCCTTGTTTATTGTCTCCCATTTATCAAATCTACAAAATCTATCGTACAACGTAAATAATAATTTATTTTCTTTTGCAAACGTTATAAGCTCCTGTGATAATTTTTTAACAAATGGCACCCTGCCGTGATACTCGTTAAATAATTCCTTTGATTGCTTATGATCAAGACCTAGCTCCCTCTGTAATTTTATTCTCCCCATACCATAGAAAAGACCTAGATTGATTGTTTTTGCCTGTTTCCTGGAGATTTTAGCCATGTCAGCGACTATCTGATGAAAATCAGCATCATCCCTATCAAATTCATCTTTAAGGCTCTCTGTGCCTGGTAGGCCTAGTTTTATAGCATAGTGCACCACAATACGTGGTTCCTGTTGTGAATAGTCAAAACTACCCCACTTACAGCCTTCCTCTGGTATAAATAATTCTCTCATCTTGCTACCGATATAACCCTTTGCCGGTATCTGTTGCAGGTTAGGATTAGACATGCTGAATCTACCGGTGACTGTGCCACCTGTATCCGATCTTATCTGATTTATATCCGCATGTATTCTACCCTCATGCACATACTCTAATAATCCATTTATAAAAGTATTGACCGCCTTGTCATATTCTCTTGCCTTTGCGATCATGCGAAGACATTTGTTGTTATGTGTTTGCAAATAATCTTTTGGTAGTTGTGGCATTTTAGATTTAGGAGTCATCTTATAATCTTTTATATGTAGATGATCTAATAACTTTTTGATTGATGCTGCAGCCCAAATATCAACTCTGACTGTAGTGATGCTCTCTATTGCGTTTATTATCTGGTCTCTACGTTTTTTAAGATGTCTTCCAAACTCGATGGCTTTTGCGACATCTATTCTAACGCCCTTAAATTTCATGTCAACTAAACATGAAAATAATTTTGTTTCTAATTCAAATATTTGTCTACAAGTTTTTTGCTCTCCGTCATCTTTAGTGTATAATATTTCGTCAATTTTTTTATCAAAAAGTTTCCATAATTTATAGGTTAGGTTTACATCCTGCTTTGCATATTCTTTTACAATCGATGCAGGAAGTTTGTGCATGTTAGTCATCGGGTCTTTGACTGTGCCACCAGACCATTCTAAAGTTTTTTGTTGTAGATCGTATTTATATTTCTCTTCGTTAAGATAATCTTTTGATAATGCGTCAAGTGAGTATTTAAATCTGTTTTCATCGATAACAGATGCAGCTATCATGGTATCAACAATCCTACCTTTAATCATCATACCTGTCACTGCTCTTATCCAGCAGACATCATACATTGCATTGTGAAATACTTTTGTAATCTTATCGTTTTGAAATATTTTATCATTTAATACTTTCCATATTTTATCTATTCTTTGATAATCTATGTCAGTATCAGAGTGACGTATTGGAAAATATGCTGTATCCTTTCCTGTTGCTACTGCAATACCACAGATAAAACCATCTTTACGTATCGCACCCAAACCTTTTGTTTTAAGATTAGGGTCATATGTCTCTATGTCTACCGCAACGGTATCGATACCATTTAAATCTAAATCTTCTGGTGTATTACACATTGTAGTCCCTCTCTATAATCATCTCTATAAAATGTATCGCTTTCAATAAATCTTCTTTACCATTCTTGTCCTGATGACGTATGATATATTTTATAGCACAACCCTCAGGATATAACAACTTATTCTCAACAACAAATTTGCTCGGCTGTATGACATACTTTTGATAGTGATTTCCTCCGTGTTGTTTATCCCAAATATTTTTCTTTTTCATTTTTACTCCTCTCTTGTTTTGTCTTATGTCTGTGACACTCTTGGCAAAGTAATTGAAACTTTGCATGTTGTTGATGATACTCTCTCCATATCTTTCTGTGATCTTCTCTTAATCTCCAATATAAACCCTGAACTTCTTTATTCATACTATTTTTAAACTCTTCTCTGTCGTGAATAGTAAAAAAAGAACTTACTATTGTTTTATACGGAATAACATGGTCAACTTCTAAACCAGCTTCTTTTGGACAAGGACAGTCAAAACACTCTTGAATATGTTGATTTCTTTCTTTGTATTCACGCGATTGATATTTTACCTCATATCTCATAGCAGAGTGTAATTTTTCATCATCTGTTTGAGTGCCTTTACCAAAACAAGATAAATATGCTTTAGCAGTTATTGATTCGATAGAATCATCCTCTAATTTAAAACCAAGACATCTGTTACCATAATCATCTTTTATTAACACAAAATTTTTTATATCTTGACCTTTAGTTTTTCTACCATACCAATCCCCATCTATTAAATAATTTTGAAATAAATTAACAACATGAGAATTTTTTAAAGGTGTCTCCTCTGTTAAATTAATTACGGGTTCAAAAATATTTAAGTCAACACTATTGGTTTTTGTAATTAAATTTCTAAAAAATTTATAAGCTTCGTTTTTAGTTTTAAAATTTTCTCCACAAATATTTTTATATTTTAAATTGTCCATATCAAAAAAGTTGCAATGCATATAACAGTTATCAACGCTATGTCATCGCTCATCTAACCCCCAATGTATATTTACCCTGTGATGCCACAGTCCAACAGTCAAATCTACCTCTGCTGTATGCAACATATTTTAATCTGAGTTGTGTAAAATAATCTTCTTGTCTTGTTGCTGTCAGATCAACAATGACATTGTCAAACGTCAAACCTTTTACGGTATGTATGTTTGCATATTTAACCCTTATATCTCCATCATTAAAACCCTTGTTTAGAATCTTTTTAATGTAGATAAGTCTTTTTTCGTAATCCTCTTTTTTACCTCTTTGTACTCTTATTAAAGAAAAATCTATTTCCTGTGTTGCTGTGTCTTTTAAAAATTTTTTATTTATTAAATAATGTATTGTGTATTCTCTATCTATCCAATCTTCAAAAGTCTCTTCACCTTTACCTCTAACTATTACTTTACTACCTGCATAATCCCAGAAATCTTTTATCTGTTTAAGTGGCATGGGTTTTCCTTTACAAAACTCTGGCCAAAGTTTGTGACATCTTATTTCTTTTTTTGGCACGTGCGCTGTGTTTCCTACATGTGCAAATTCTATACCCTCTCGTTTAAAAAAATTTTTAACCCATGAATCAGACGGCTTACCTCTGTACGTAAATAAAAAAGTCTCATTAGTATTTTGTATCTTATCTAATAAGATTTCCATAGCACTACAATTTTTTTGTAGACTAGGTAAATGATAATGCTCACCTACATAACCTGTTGGTTTCCACACTCTTTCATATCCATAGTAGTCCCATATTGGTCTCATTATTCTTTTACACAAATTATTTATTGTTACACCACACCTATGTCCTTGTTCTAATTGTTCTGCGTTTCTTGATAATCTGTGATAATAATCTGCATCAGATCCTGCAAATTCAAAGATAGTCTGATCTGCGTCACCAACAAAATAATAGTCTTTTGCTTTTGTTGCCATTTTATTTAGAGCTTCTCTCTGTGGGACATTACTATCCTGTGCCTCGTCAACTATTAATGCATCTATATCCGGATCTACAGCTTTATCGATAAAATCTTGTATCATATCTGCATAATCACAAACGTGATTATCATGTTTATATTGTGCGTACGGAAACTGCATCTGTTCTATAGAGTTTAAAGTGTATGGTTTATACCTCTGTTTATCACATGTCTTCCAATGTTCTCTTAAACTTTTGCCTCTACCATAAGCATCAGCGAGATACCTATAAAATTTATGTTTATCGTTATCAAACTCTGATTCTGTGACTCTTTGTAATTTAAATAAAGAATCTACCATGGATAAATTTTTATGGTCTTCATAACTAAACACCTCTTTACGACCAACAAGTCTACTTTTACAATAGGCATGTATTGTGCAAATTTTATATTTTAAAGATTTTTTTGTTAATCCTTTTTCTTTTACTTCAGGTAGTTTTAATATGGCATCTCTTATCTCATCAGCTGCAACATTAGTATGTGATAATATTATTATCTTATTGTGAGAATAGTTTTTTAATAACTCTACATATTTTCCAGTGATAAAAGTTGTGGTCTTACCAGTCCCTGGAGGTCCTGATATAAATTTAGGTTGTTTTTTAGCATGTTTGTCAATTAATTTTTCAATAGTTTTAACATTTTTAAAATTGCTTTTTTTAATTAAGATAGCGTTAAAGTTTTCATCACTCATCGTTTTGTCCTCCATTATCTTTCACTTCCTGGTATTCACCTTCTATTATTAAATCTTCTTTATCAAGTTCCTGACCTAGCATACGCCAGGACACACAAGATTTTTCACCGTACTTGCCATGGTTCTTTTTCGCTTTTAATATATTCTGACATTTTATTACCAGGTCGACCCGTGGTAAATTTATCTTCTGTTTTTGTAAATAATCTTCAAATTTATCAAGATTAAATTCTAAAATGTTTTTATTCATATTGTAGTAAGGTAAACCAAAGTACGCTAATTCTTTTTTATTAGTGTATGCTTTTTCTAATGAAATATAATTTTTAAAATGTTTTACAAATCTTAGATCCTCCTCTGCCTCCTCTACATAGTTATTTGATTTCTCTCTTGCTTCATACTTTCTACGCATTATCTCTTCAAAGTCTGCAGCTTTCATCTCTGGTATCCATACTGATGCTTTACTAATTACTGCATCATAAAATAATTTTTTATTTCTAAGTGTGGGACCGTCTACTGTGATTGTTTTTTCAACGGCCTCACCCTGCACCACAGCATTTATCTTTACAAAATATCTATCACT